AGCAGGCGGTCTCGGCCGCACTGCAGGAATTGCTCAAGGTCAGGCGCACGCCCGAGGGTGACTTCGCCTTTCAGCAGATCATGCAGACTGGTCACCCCTACGGCGCGTTGATGAAGTGGCAGCAGCGACAGCGCGCGGTTAACGCGATCGGCAACGATCCGAATGCGTGGCTGCGTCAGCAGCAACAGGCATGGTTCAACGACCCGCGCGTGCGCGCAGCGATGCTGGAAAGCATTCGCTCGGGTGCGGGCGGTGGTCAGCAGCAGCCCCAGCAGGGCGGCAACGGTCGCGCTCCAATTGTGAACCTCCCGCCATCGCTCTCAACCGTGCCGGCGACGTCCGGCCGCGAGGGTGATCTTGGCGATCTGAGCAGCGAAAGCCTGTTCCAGCACTCGATCAAGTAATCCTGGCCGCACCGGCTGACACGAAACACCCGCCTTAACGGCGGGTTTTTTGTTGGCCACGGCCGCAGCATGAAAGGACGTGGCCATGGCCACCAGTACGATCCAGACCAACAACAAACTGATCAAGTTCACGCAAGAGATTAACCGTGAATGGGTCAGGCAGAACATGTTCTCGCCCTACATGGGCGAGGAGATCACCTCCATCATCCGGCGCCGGATGGAGCTGAAGGCCGGCGGCGAGGTGATGAACATCCCGCTGGTGACGCGGTTGTCCGGCGCCGGCGTTTCCACCGGCCCCCTGGTCGGAGCGGAAGAAGCAATTGACGACTACGGCTACCGCATCTGGCTGGAGTGGGCGCGAAATGCGGTCACCACGACCAAGGCCGAGCAGCAAAAAGACAGCGCCGACATCTTCGGCGAGGCCAAGCCGCTGCTCACCGACTGGATCAGCGAGCTAACGCGCGACGAGATCATCGCGGCGCTGATGGCGCTGCCGGTGGAAGCGCAGCCTGCCGCCGGCGTTCGCGTCAACGGCACCCTGTACAACCTCGCCACCGCCACCCAGCGCGGCCAGTGGCAGTCAGACAACGCCGATCGCGTGCTGTTCGGCGCCTCGACTGCCAACCGCGTTGCGTCCGCGGTTGCCACCGACCACGCCGCTTCGCTGGTCAACGTCGACACCACCGCGGACAAATGCACGGGCGCCAACATCTCGCTGCTCAAGCGCATCGCAATGGGCGCCAACCCTCGCATCCGGCCCTATCGCACCAAGGACGGCTACGAGTATTACGTCGCGTTCGCCGGCCTTAACACGTTCCGCGATCTCAAGATCGATCTGCAGACCGTGAACAAGGACGCCCGGCCGCGCGAGAACATGGGCACCTACGGCGCGCCCAACAACCCGCTGTTCCAAGATGGCGACCAGCTATACGACGGCGTGATCGTGCGGCTCGTTCCCGAGATCAGCACGTTTGTCACCAACACATGGACGACCCTGCTCACCGCCGGCGCGGCCAGCGCTCGCGTCGAGCCGGTGTTCCTGTGCGGCCAGCAAGCGGCCGCGATCGCCTACGGCCAGATGGCGAAGCCCACCTTCCGCAAGGAAGACGACTACGGCTTCATCACCGGCACCGGCATCGAAGCCGCCTACGGCATCGGCAAAATCTACAAGAAGCATCCCAAAGCCGGCACCAAGCTGGTGCAGTGGGGTGTGGCGACGGGATTTTTTGCAAGCGCCGCCGACTGATCGTAACCACGACCCAGCAGCAGGAGAGAACCGCATGTCCACCAGCCAGTTCGCAGGCAACTTCGCGGCACGCGACAATCCTGCTGCGGGCATCCAGTACGTTGCCGGCCGATACACCTTGATCTCGGCCGGCAACCCCGCAGCGGTCAAGATCGGCCGCATGCCTGCAGGCGCGATGGTCCTCGGCATTCATTCGCGCGTGCTTACCGCGGTCACCGGCGGCACGCCGGTGCTCGGCGTCGGTACCGCTGCCAACTTGGTCGGTACCAACGGCAACTTGAACGCCGTCATGGCCGAGGCGGCCGGCAGCGAAATCCTCGCGCCCAACACCACGCTCGCGCAGCCGCTCGTGGCCGACACCGACATCTGGGTCGGCACGACCGGCGGCGCCAGCGCCGGCGACGTCCTCGTCGCGGTGGCCTACATCCTGCCGATCACCACGCAGGTTTGAGCATGCCCAAGATCATATGGCTCGGTGACGTCGACAATCCCTACGACACCTACGCCGCCGACGCGCACTGCACCTGGGGCGACTACACCTTCCCGCTTGATGTGCCGGTCGAGGTTGATGACCCGCACATCATCGCCAAGGCGCGCACCAACCGGTTCTTCCGCCTGCAGGAGGTGCCCGAGCCCGCCACCGGTCGCGTCGACTACGACACGCCGCTCGATCCCGTGATCGAGGCGCAGGAGCTGGCACCGCCCAAGCGCAGCCACAAGAAGAAGGTGCCGGCGCCATGACCATCGCAAACTACGGCGAGCTGAAATCCGAGGTGACCAAGCTGCTGTTCCACTCGCGTCTGGTCGCGAGCTACGACCTCTACGCCAAGATGTTCGAGGCCGACGCCAACGCGCGGCTGCGCCTGCGCCAGCAGGAGGCAGTGGTGCCGCTCACCACATTGGGCGGCGAGACTGGTCTGCCGGCCGACTATCTGGCGTGGCGCACGGTGCTGCCGAAATATCAGACGCCGGCGCCGGGCGCGGGTGGCTGGATCACGACCAACCCGCGCTTGACCGAGCTGGACTATGTGCACCCGGCCTACCTGCCGCCGGTCGGCTACGGTCTTGACCGCGTGTTCACCATCGAGGGCGGCAAGTTCAAGGCGCGCCCGGTGGACGATCGTTCGCAGGCATATGAATTGCACTACTACCAGAAACTGCCGACGCTGCTCGGCTCCGACGGCACCAGCAACTGGCTGCTCACCGAGTATCCCAACGCCTACCTGTTCGGGATGATGGTCGAGGCGCTCGGGGCGCAACGCAATGTCGAGGCCGCCACGCTCTACAAGCAGCGCCGCGACGAGGTGCTGGCCGAGGCCATCAAGCTGTCCTCGCTCACTACCGGCGCCACCTCACCGAAGGTGCGCGTAGCGGAGTATTTCTGATGCTGATCTTCGATCCCGACGGCAACGAGCTGGGCACTCTGCTGCTGTCGGACAGCAACCACGCGCTGCTGGAGCGCGACGCCGAGATCACGGTGCATTTTCACACCCCGCAGCTGCTGCGCTTCAAGCTCGGCGAGCACAATTTCTCGTTCTCGCTGCGCCAGCGCGGCGATCGTGTGACGGCGCAGGACATCGAGGCCGTGCGCAAGTACATCCGCCTGCAGCACGACATCAAGGAAGCGATGGAGGAGCACGATGCCGGCGCAGCCAGTCCCCGTTGAGTTCGGCGAATGGCGTCCCGACGTCGCGCTGCTCGATACCAAATTCGCGAGCGAAGTGGAGAACGTGTTCGCCGGCGTCAACTCCTATTTGCCGTTTCCCTCGCTGCTGCCCTTTGGCGTCTCGCCGTTGGCCAATGCGTGCGGGCTGTACGCCGCGCGCACCTCGACCGGCGCCTGGAAGATCTACGGCGGCACGCCCGACAAGCTGTGGATCTGGGGCACCACTGGCTGGACCGATGCAAGCCGGCTCGCTGGCGGCGCCTATAACGTGCAGGTCGGCGACCTCTGGATGTTCGAGCAAGCCGGCTCCAAGCTCGTCGCGGTTCACCCCAACGACGATCCGCAGGTGATCGATGTCGACGCCGGCGCCAACTTCGCCGCGCTCGCAGGAACACCGCCGCGCGCCACCAACGTGAAGATGATCGGCGACTTCATGGTGCTGTCAGGGCTGGCTGTTTCCAGTCGCCGGGTGCATTGGTCGGGCATTGCCGACATCACCCAGTGGACGATCGGCACCAACCTCTGCGACATCCAAGAGTTTCCCGAGGGCGGCCCGGTGCAGGGCGTCGGCGGCGCCGAGATCGGCTACGTGGTGCAGGATCGCACCATCCGCACGGTGCAGTTCCTGCCCGGCGATACCACGCTGATTTTCTCGTTCTCGCGCGCGCTGCACGACCGCGGCTCGATCTCGAAATACGGCTTCACCACCATCGGCAACGTGCTCTACTTCGTGTCCGAGGACGGGTTCTATTCGGTCGCCGGCCAGGACGTGAAGCCGATCGGCCAGGACAAGGTCAACGACTGGTGGCTGGACAATTCCGATCCCAGCAAGCGCAACGTCATCCAGTGCATTGCCGGCGTGAACAAGCCGCGCATTGTGTGGGTGATGCACTCCTCCTCCGGCTCGCAGATGTACGACCGCCAGCTGATCTTCGATTGGTCGAACTCGCGCTGGACCAAGTCGAGCATCATGGCGCGGGTGTGGGCGCTGCTCGCCTCCGCTGGGCTCGACCTCGACACCACGGGCACCGAGCCCAACGACGTCAACCTCGACAGCACCGCGGCCTCGCTCGACAGTTTCGGCTACATCGGCGGGAGGCCCTTGATCGGCGCGATCGACCAGAACGGCCTGCTGTGCTCGCTCACCGGGCCCAACCTCGCGGCCACCATGGAGACGGCCGAGGTGCATCTGGCGAAAGACAGCCGCACTTTCGTTAACGATGCTTACCCGTTTGATGACGTCTCCAGCGTCGACACCGGGCAGATCGCCGCCGGCACGCGCGAGCGGCTGCAAGACCCGCTGGTGTGGGAGACGCCGGTCACCATCGAGATCACGGGCAGCGCGGCGCTGTTCTCATCGAGCCGTCTGCATCGCTTTCGGCGCTTCATCCCGGCGGCCGCGGTGTGGAACCACGCGCAGGGTGTGCGGGTGCAGGCGCAGCAGGACGGCACCGTCGCATAGGGGGCCACATGGTCGATGACCTTCGGCCGCCCTGGCGCATCCAGTTTGACACCGCGCGCTACCCCTACGACGCGCGCGTGGCGCTCGGCTTCGACAGCGCCGGCGGCATCAGTGGCGGCGGCGGTGGCGGTGGCTCAACCGGCGCCGGCGCCTGGACCGCCTACACGCCGACGCTGACCGCCGCCTCGGGCACGCTCACGTCAGCAGCTGGCGCCGGGCGCTACTGGCGCAACGGCAAGCTCATCCATGTGCAGGCGCGCGTGACCATTACCACCAACGGCACAGCGGCCGGCCACATCACCGCGACGCTGCCGGTGGCAGGGTTGGCGTCGACCCATCAGGCGCTCAACGGCTTCCACGTCAACCGCGACGAGCCGCTCGGCGTGGTGATCCTGGCGACCGCGGTGACGGTGGCGCGCATCATCGGCGGCGGTGGCGAGTATCCCGGCGCCGACGGCTTCGTGCTCGCGATCGGCGGCACCTACGAGGCGGCTTAGAGGAGCCCAGCATGGCGACCGAAGATCTTCAAAGTTGGAGCGTGACGGCGGGCAACAACGCCAACGCCGACGCCGGCATCAACTGGGCCGAGGGGCAGGCGCGCGCCAGCGTGAACAACTCCGCGCGCTCGATGATGGCGGC